ATTACCAGCGAAGCATTTAATCAAGCTTTGCTTGACCTAGGTTTTAATGATGTTGCCGTAAAAGCCGCACAAAGCACAGTAACAATCGAAGGCGCATGGGGGAATCTGCAAGCGTCCGTTGTAAAAGCTGGAATGGTAATCTTTGACTCAATCAAAGGACCAACAACTCAAGCAATGAGCGCAATTGCAGATGCAATCGGAGACCTAACCAACTCAATGCAAGCACCATTATCAGCAGCTATTAGTGGAGTTGTTGACTGGTTTGGAAAACTCTTTGCAGCAATGCAAAACGTTGGAGTATTCGAGTCCTTCAAAGCAATATGGCAATCATTGTGCGACATTTTCAAAGAGGTATTCAGCATTGTTGGAGGGTGGGGTGCATTATTCCCGCCTGAAGCTCTTGCTGTAGCATTAAAAGTTGTACTCGATTTACTAAACGGTGTTTTGCAAGTAGTAAAATTCCTAGCTCCAGTATTAACGCCTCTTGCTGGTATTTGGTTAGCTTGGGCTGGCGCTATAAAAGCAGTACAAATCGCAACAGCAATCTGGTCAACTGTAACAAAAATAGCTGCAGCAGTACAAGCCGCTTTTAACGTTGTGATGAACATGAATCCTATAGGTGCGCTAGTTGCAGTTATAGCAGCTGTTGTGGCTGGGCTTATTTGGTTCTTTACACAAACCAAATTAGGGCAACAAATCTGGCAAGGTTTGTGTGACGTATTTATGAGCTTTATTAATACTATAGGTGTAGCATTGCAGGCAACGCTAAGTTTTATAGGTAATGCTTGGATTCAGCGCTGGAATGATATAAGTTCGTTCTTTACTAACGTTTGGAACGGCATACAAGCAGCAGCACAAGCCGTTTGGAATTGGCTCGCGTCGACACTTAATTCTATTTGTCAAGGCATTAGCAACGCGTGGAACGCGTACTGGAATGGTATTAGTTCGTTCTTCAGTAACGTTTGGAATGGCATAAAAAGCTTTGGCCAGTCGACATGGAATTGGATCAGTAGCACTATTAGCAACGTGCTAAGGGGTATCAGCAATATTTGGAATAGCGCCTGGAATGCTATTAGCTCATTCTTTACTGGCATTTGGAACGGGATACAAAACGGCGCAAAGGCTGGTATTGACGCAGTGTTCCGCTTTGTTACTGGTTTGAAAGATAGGATTCTTGGATTCTTCAGTGGTGCTGGTCAATGGTTGTGGAATGCTGGTCGCGCGATTCTTGATGGTCTTCTTGCTGGGCTAAGGCGCGCGTGGCAGAGCGTGTGCAATTTCGTCAGCGGCATCGGCTCGTGGATTGCTAAACATAAGGGGCCAATCTCCTACGATAAGAAGCTGCTTATTCCAGCGGGTAACGCCATCATGCAAGGCTTCAGCAAAGGGCTTGGCGATTCATGGCAAGGCGTACAAAAGCAGGTTGCAGGGTTCACCAAGCAATCAGGGAATTGGTTTAATGGCGCGAATGCTATCCGCTTAAGGACTACTGTTATGCCTCCTGATGGAGGCTGGAACGCTCAACAAAATCAGATAGCAAAAGTTGCAGCAAATTATGAAGTCGATGCATCAAGAACAGGCTTAACAAAGCAGGATCTATACGACGCATTCGATGGAGTAATGAGCCAAGGCGTAGCACTGAAACTGAACGGACGCGGCGGCGAAGTCATGGCTGGAATACTTGCAAAACCAATGAACAATGAGCTAAACAAAATGGCAACACTAGGAAGATAAAAAGAAGGAAACAAAAATGCTGGAATGTAGAATCAACAAAATCCCACTTGACGAATGGGGGCTGAATCTCGAAAAAAAGGGAATCAGCATAGAATCACCAAAAACAACTACTTCCAGCATTACTGTTCCTGGACTTAACGGCGCGCTAGACACAACGGTAGAAGACGACACACACGCAGCATTCCTACAAAAACGCGCAATCACATTAAGCCTCTACGCTTTAGGAGATTTAGCTACAGTAAGCGCTCTTTTTGAGCATATTGCCAAAGAAATTCACGGGAAGCAAGGAAGTCTACAAACAAGCGACTCAAACGGAGAATATCGCGGACGATGGAGCATATCAAACTGGAACACAATACGAAACTGGCAAAATTCATTCCATTGCGCACTACTGCTAGAACTATCACTCGATGCAGATCCATACGTTTATGGCAAAAAGCACACATTCAGGCTACATGAAGGTGAAAATCACGTGGCAATATTAGGTAGCAGTCCAGTGTGGCCGCAATTCTCGCTCTCCCTTGACACAGGCTCAGCATCAATATCTAGGCACGATGGCAAAACTCTTACCTTTAGCACAGGCTCACACATGAATGGCGTATTGTCCATAGATACAAGTCCGCAAAGCAGAAATTGCAGGATCAACAACAATATTATTCTTCCAACAATCGATTCCGATTACTTCACGCTGCTACCAGGCGCAAACACAATCACATGTACAGGTTGCAGCGGAACGCTCGAAGTAACACCATTAACCTTAATGTAAAGGAGCATCAATGCGATTTGCTCACGTAAGCTACAACGGCACGTTAAAGCCAGATATTACATCTATTACTAAAGCGGTAAGCACATGCGCAGTAGACGGTATAGACACGCTTGACACCACTACGCTTGATAGCGGGGTGGAGAAGAATGATCGCTTGCTTTACTTAGATAGCAAAGCCTCGTGGCATGAGGATATTGTACAAAGCGTTGAAACGCAGCGAGATGAAGGCAAGCCAATTACTACAGCGTATTGTGTGAATTCTATTGCAGAACTTGGAAGCGTATACATACTAGACAAACGAGGGCGAAAAACAACCGCACCAGAGCGCGCGAAAGTAGCATTAGAAGGCACGCGATGGAACGTTGGCACTGTAGATAACGGTACCATACGCCATTACGCTGATCTAAACTTCTACCATCAAAGCGTTCTAAAATCTTTACAAGACATTGCAAAAACATACGGGCTTGAGATTGAAACTATCATAAGCGTTGAGAATGGTAAGGTTACGGCGCGCACAGTGAACTTGCTTGAGCGGCGCGGCAATAAGAATGCTGAAAGGCGTTTCGAGTACGGCTGTGATTTGAAGAGCGTTAAGCGCATTCTTATGGCTGACCAGGTTATAACGCGTCTTTACGCTTGGGGTAAAGGTGAGGAGAAAACAGACGATGATGGTAACGCTACTGGCGGATACTCAAGGCGCATTGGGCTTAAAGAAGTAAACAACGGCAAACCGTACCTTGATAATGTTGAGGCTCAACAGTATTGGGGAGTGCTTGAAGGCGACGCGGTTTTTGACGATTGCGATGACCGTAATGAGCTATTGCGGCTTGCCAATGCGCGATTGGCTCAAGTGTCGAAGCCTCAAGTGTCTTATGAAGCGGATGTGGTGAATCTCGGCCGCGCTGGCTTTGATGCGAGTGGCGTGGGTGTTGGCGACGCTGTGCAGATTGTTGATACTACGTTCACGCCTCCTATTCGCGTGGAAGGGCGTGTGCTGAAAATAGAGGAAGACTTACTTGATTCTGTTGATGCTACGCGTATTACGCTCGGTAATATTAGTGAGTCGTACACGCAAAGAAGACGCGCTCAAGAGCAGAAGCTTGATGCGCTAATATCTCAATCTGATGAGTGGAATGCGGTTGCTGAAGGCAACGGCTTGTATGTTCGTGACCTTATTGGGCGCGTGAATGATGTGATGAACGGTGTTGGCGGCTATACATATTTGAAACCAGGTGAGGGTATTACGGTTTACGATAAGCCTGAGAATCAGCACCCGACTCGCGCTATCCAGCTCGGTGGTGGGTTCTGGCGCACTGCTAATTCGAGGAAATCAGACGGTGACTGGGATTGGAAGAATATTGCGTCTGGCGAGGGTATTTTCGCTAACGCGATTACTACTGGCAAGTTGATGGATGCTCAAGGCCGCAACTGGTGGGACATGGAAACTGGCGAGTTTAGCTTGCAAGCGGCGACGAAGATTGGCGGCAAAACAGTCCAGCAAATCGTTGACGATAGCGCGGATAGTGTGATTTCAAAAATGGACGACGAACTGACGCAGGAAGCGATTTTCAACAAGCTCACTAATAATGGCGAGACGCAGGGCATTTACTTAAACGGTGGAGAGCTGTACTTGAACGCGTCCTACATAAAGAGTGGTTATCTGTCTGCAAATATTATTCGTGCTGGCATAATTCAGGATAAATATGAAAATAATTTTTGGGATTTGATTTCTGGTCACATGGAGGTTACTGACGCAACAATTGGTGGAATGACAATATCAAATAATGCTATTTATAACAAAATTATGCGTTTTGATAAAAATGGAATGGATTTTACAGTAGGCGATGAACACATTGGTAGGATAACGTGCTCACATATGAAAAAAGATCCACGGCGTAAAGTACTGGCATTCAACTTAGAGGGCATAAATTACACGACGTGGGCATGGAGGGAAGAAGGGTCTACTGATTCGTACACTAACATGATGACATATTCGCCAGATTACTGGGACAACTACAGTAAAGGCATTAATTTTTCTTGTGATGCGGACTTTCATAACTACTCAATCAGTAAGGCAAAAATCGATAGCAGTTGCTGGTATGAGAATGGGACGAATCTGCAGAAACAGCAATTCTTGCTGCCTACAATAATTGATCGGCATACTGGCACAGTAACGGAATGGAAAATCGTTACATTCGGGTTTGAACATGGGTTCGTCATATAAAAGGAAGGAATGATATGGATAACGATCAAATAATTGTAATGCCACAAGACCAACCACGTCCTATAGAAAAATTTATAGGTTTAGAAGTAGCACATTCAACAGGCATATCTTCTATGCAACTACAGGAAGAAATAAACACAAAATTAGACTCAATACTACAAATACTACAAATTGGAAAGATCAACCAACTAAAGGAGAACCATAATGACACCAATGCAGAATAATGACACCCAAACACGGATAGCGAATAACCTACAAAGCATAATTGCGGATATGAGCGGTCGAATAGCAACGCTCGCAGCTTTATGCGAAGCAAAAGATGAACAAATACAAAATCTAGAAACACAATTACAAGAATTAAAAAATACAAGTTCAAAAGAGGAAGCACACTGATATGACTAGCTATAAAGATGCAACAGTTAGCATAATCCACTTAGACTATGCCAATGCTTTTATCCCCGATATACGAGTGAATGCAGGAGATAAACAAGGGTGTGTTATCAACGTTCAACTCTTAAACAATGGCATGCCAGTTGATTCCGAAAACATATCAGTAGATCTTGTATATAATCAGCAGCTTGGAGTTCTTATGGGCGGCAAAGTTGCAATGAGTAAACAAGCTACAGAAAATGGAATAATTTACTCATCTAAAATGCCAGCAGATGCATGTCGAATGCCTGGAAAAGTTGCAATGAGCTTTGAAATAAAAGAAGGTGATTCAGTTCTATACTCGAGAACTTTCACAGCTATAGTAGACCATGCTGTTTTTGACGATTTTGCTCCAGAATCAAACGCGTACAAATTAACATTGGCTGAAGCTGCAGAGAAGGCTCGCAATGCAAAAGAGAAAGCTTTGGAAGCATCAAAACAAGCTTTAGAGGCAGCAGGTAATATAGATGAATCAAAAAAATCTGCTTTAGAAGCAACGCAACAAGCATTAGCTGCAGCAGCGAATGCGAATCACTCCGCACAGTCCGCAAGCTCTGAAGCATTAAGAGCCTCAAATGTTTCACAAAAAGTTGAATCAATCATACAAGAAGCAGAGCAAGCTAACACACATTTAGGGGCTTTAGTTAACGCGGCAGAGAATGCCAATACTGCAGCATCAAAAGCCAATACTGCTGCATCAAACATAAATGAAGTAATTGAAAAATGTAAACAAGAAACGGAGAAGACCAGAAAAGCTGGGTTTGATGCCGAATCTGCTGTACAAAAAGCTAATGAAACTGAGAGTAGGTATCATAACAATGCTGCTGAAATTGATAATGCAATTATAAAAGCTCAAAAAGCAGGCGAAGCAGCTCGCGAAGCATTAGACACAGTACATGCTTCTGCTGGCATTCTTGGCGAAGCTAAAAAAATAGTAGACTCAGTCAAAGAAGCTAGCGAAATAGCAAAAAGAGTTGCATCAGCAGTCGAAGAGCTTAAACCAGTTAGAGACGGAGCGTCTGAAGCAACAAGAGTAGCAAATGCGGCTGCAGAGAATGCTAATGCTGCAGCATCAAAAGCCAATACTGCTGCATCAAACATAAGCGAAGTAATTGAAAAATGCAATGCAGCATCATCCGCCGCAGAAACTATATTATCCAAATCTTCTGATGTTCTCACTAAAGCAGAAGAAGCCACCGCTACAGCTCAAAGAGCAGCAGAACAGGCATTAACCGCAGCACAAGAAGCAAAAAATTCAGTAAATGAAGATTCTAAAACTCTTGTATGTGGATTCAAAGTAAGCGTCAATGGTGGGAATGACAAAGAAGCTGATGTACCACTATTCAAAGGTATACCCGATTGGAAAACAATCATCGTATACCCAGAAAGTGCAACAAGTAACTTGCAAGAATACGCAAAGGCGCAACCAGTTTTCAACTTTGAATTTAGCGGAGGGGTCTACACGGGAAAAGTAACCGTATCTGCACAAAAAACTGTAGAAAGCCTTCGTCTTATAGCTATAGCATTAGGCGATAAAACAGGCGGTACATCAAACGAATCTTATATAAATAATCACCTATAAAGGAGAAATAATGCCAGTATGTCAAATGCCATTCATAATTGCTAATGAAATTAGCGAAGAAGAAAAAACAGCTTGGCACAATGCACGTCTAGCAGAAGTAGCCGCAGGAACATACAAAGGAAAAGAAATTACACCTGATTTTGAACCTATCGAAAGATGGAAGCCGTTTGAAGATATAGAAGGATCCTCAGCGGCAATCATTTCCTATGCGAACCAGCACAAAGGTTTAGGAATATATCCAGGAGACTACATTAAAACTACAGTAGATGGAGATTCTTATAAGTTTATTATAGTGAAAACTAATTTCTCATCTTACGGCGGTGCTGACTCCAGTGTACTACTTATAGCAGATCATCATATGAGCACAAAAGTATCAGCTAACTCATTTGGTAGTTGGGCTGATGGTGATTATCGCTACTCTTATATTCACAAAGAATGTGAAAAATTCTATAGCAAGATTCCGTGGGGCATAAGAAAATACGTTTGTGAACAATCAGTACCATACTTAATTAATGATCACAGCAAGGGTAAAAGCGACTGGATCCTAGAGAGAGTTGCAGCATATGTATTTATACCTAGTGGTATTGAATTATGCAATGACGATAGTTTTGTAACAACCTATGTACCAGAGAATGAATATCCTAATGAGTTTATTAAATGGCCAACCGTATTCAGTAAATCTCTTAGCAATCTTAAAGCATATGAAAACTGCTGGCTTAGAGATTTTTACTCAGCTCGGTCACTGGGTGCTACAGACTATAAGTCTTATGCGTTGTATGTATATTTAAACAGCGAAGCTCATGATTTTAACTTAGACACTGAGAGTGGACTCGCGAAAGATAAGAAATATGTTTTACCTTGTTTCTGCATTAGATAAGCAATGTCAAAAAACAGAAAATATTATATGAGATTTGAAGCAGTCAGAGATTCCGATATTCTCTATTTTTAAGCCACGTTAAACAACGTGGCTTTTTTAATAACCACAGGAGGAAAATATGGCATTAAATGGCATTGACATATCAAGTTGGCAAAATGGCGTCAACATTGCAGCCGTGCCAGCTGATTTTGTTATCGTTAAAGCCACTGAAGGCACATGGTATACAAACCCGTGTTTTCGTGAGCAAGCCGACGCAACGCTCAACAGTGGCAAACTGTTGGGAATCTACCACTATATTAGCGGCGGCAACTGGCAAGCCGAAGCAGAATACTTTGTGAATACTGTAAAAGACTATGTTGGTCGCGCCGTGCTCGCACTGGATTTTGAAAGCGGAGGCAATAGTGCTTACAGCGATACCGCGTATCTGCAGCAGTGTGCGCAAACCGTATACAATCTCACTGGCGTGCATCCGCTCATTTATGGCAGTCAACGCGACTATGGAAGGCTCGAAGCGGTCAGCAAAGACACGAATTGCGGCTTATGGATAGCACAATACGCAAATAACGCTCACACTGGATACCAGAACAAGCCTTGGAATGAAGACTCTTACAGTTGCGCAATCCGCCAATATTCTAGTGCTGGAGCATTACCAAACTACGGCGGCAACTTGGATTTAAATAAATTCTACGGCGACGCAGCAGCGTGGCAATCGTATGCAAAAAGTGATAATCAGACACAGCAGTCGCAAGAAGAGCAGCAGACAGAACCAATGCCAGCAGTATCCGAAATCACGCATGACGGAGACATTAGCACTGTTTACGTGCACGTTCCATGGGCAGTGAGTCAGGATATCAGAATGACTGTTGTGCGTACGGGAAACATCGTGACCGTAAACGGCTGCGGAGGCATGAACGCTGGAGACGCACAATGGGCAAAAGCCAACGAATACATACCAGATGGTTTTAAGCCTACTAATCTTGCAACAATCACATTAACTGGCGGACGCGGCGCATTGCTAGTACAGCCAGACGGCTCAATATATTACGACGGCGATGCGCGCGATTGCACTACACACATTAGCGGCACATGGATAACAAAAGACAACCAACCAAAATAAAGTAGGAGAAGAAAAGAATGAATGATATTGAAATCGTATTGCTCGAAATTGCTGGCGGCCTTGTGTTGCTCGACTATATTAGTGGTTTTGCGAAAGCAGTCTACTTGCGTTCGGTGTCTAGCAGTAAAATGCGTGACGGACTCTTTCATAAATTTGCGTACGTGTTGATAGTAGCTCTTTCGATTTTACTGGAGTATGCTCAAACTAAAGCAAATTTAGGTATTAATCCGCCGCTTGTTGGTATTGTGAGTGGATATATTATTTGGATAGAAGGCGTTAGCTTTGCCGAAAATGTATCAGCATTAAATCTGAAAATCGCAAAAACAAGGGTTATAAGAGTCCTCTTATCTGTGCTTGCGTGTGTAAAAACTTATGTTGATGGGCAGACAGATGATGCTATCAATGCAGGCAAGCATGCCGCTGCAACCGAAGCTGATGCCGAGTTGGATGGCCGCGGCAAAATACTGGACGACACTACTACTGAAAAATAAATAGTGTGCGACATACTCAAAGTATTCTCTAATTGAGAATACAAGTTGAAATTAGTATTACCCCTCGCCTCGCGCGGGGGGTAATTTTTTATACTCCTAATTACTATTAATTACTCTGCATAGTAGGGCGTCCGCCATGACCAGGACGGCTAGCATTCCAAGATTCAATACTTTCACGTTTCCAACCACGAGTGCGACCAATAAACGCGTCTGGATTCGGAAGATTGTAGTTGCCAAGCGCACCAGTTTTCACACCAATAAGCTCAGCAACTTCCGTATAACTCAAATAACGCTCACTCATGCTATTTTTTACGCTTTCTTCCAGCGTCTAACGCGCATACGGCACTGATTACAGCACAGCCTGTTATAAGCCAAGGCGAAAAATGACACCATATTCCAGCGATAATAACAAGTGAGAATATAGCTGATACTATTGCATCTAATTTCATAATGAGCCTGCAGTATAGTGGATAATGAGTCCCGGACACTTCGACTGTTCGGGACTCATTATTTACTTATTGCGTTTCAACTCTTTGATGAGTTTTGCTATTGCTTCTATAATCTTTGCAATGCCAACCAGTAGACTTGCAATCGCAACAAGTATTTCCACTACATGCATGTCACCTCCTTTCTTGTTTGATACTTTATATAATAGCACAGCTATTATATAAAGTAAAGTAAGCTAGAAAAAATAGTAAGAAATTTTCTGCAATACTTGATAGAATTCAAACGCGAAAACAAACTCAATAACACCACTAATATTTGCTATAAAAGCACAAGATAAGACGATATTGAGCGCATTGATGCTAAAACGTTATACCATGAGATTCTTAGAAAAATAAAGCATTAAGGGCTATTAAATGCAAATTCACCCGCGGATACCTCGACTGTTCGAAATTCTATCTAATAATTAACTTCATTCGATAATAAATGTGCGTGCGAGCGTAATTGTTCGGCTAAACTCGTACGCGCAATCTTACCTTCAACAATATTCTGAATCCACTTATATAAATCATTGTCAAAAGGATTCACACTATCTTCTATATCGAGAATAATCCCATTATTGCGAAGTAAAGCCACACATGTTAATACTGTTGTACGCTTATTGGCATCAGGAAAAATATGGTCTTTGGCGAGATGCGTAGCAAAGTCAGCGATTTGGTCAAAAATATCCGTATAATTATTTCGATCAGCTGGAGAGCTATCAAAAATAATCGCAAATGAAGAATACAAAACATTTCCAACACTGCCCTGAACTTCTTGCTTAACAGTAGCAAGTCCTTGGCTTGTATCAACAATTTCTCGTTGAATAGAACAAACTATTCCTGCGAAGGCAATAATCTGTTCCTCATTCCAAACAAGAGCATCATACTGGCTCATGCGTCACCAAGGATACGCAAAGTATTCGGATACTGTTTTTTTACAGCATCTACAGCACTAATAAACGTATTTTTCTTAGCAGGATACGAAGTAACGTCTGACGATTGCAGAATATTCTGTACAAGAATCGGCTTATTGTGCGACGCATCATACACATTGTGCCATGCGCCGCCAGTGCGATGAGCATAATTTACTAAATCAAACGCATTCATCCAAGCATATTTTTCAACAACAGTATCTACAATGCAATCAGCATACTGGCTGGTTTCGTGATTAGGCGCATTGAAAATACGATTTCGCCCAAACTGCTTAAACTCGTTATAGACACTAGGTTCTACAGGACCATATTCCCAAGCTTGAATCTCATCCGTAAACAGCGGACACTCAGGATTATTACGCAACGATTCTACTTGTGCAAAATATACTAGCTTATTCAAAGTGAGATTGGTTAATGCTAGCGTTTTCCCATATCGATCAATAAAAATTGATGCTATATCTAAAGCTTTCATATTTAATCTCCTTTCAAAAAACTTATTATGCATATACGAGTAAGATATATTTTACAGAATATCTTGTTAATATTACCATAAAAACGCAAGATAAGGCGATATTGAGTGCATTGGTACTAAAACGTTATTCTATAAAACTCTTAGAAAAATAAGGCATTAGTGGCTATTGAATGCCAATTCCCCGCGACTCCACAAACGCAAAAACGCCACTGCTAAAGGGGTGTTCAGTAAGGGATTAAAAGAAAACCGACTGAAAGCCTTTAAGCGGGAACATAAGAAATAACGACCATACATGAGTAGAAATACTCTGTATGGTTGTTTTCTTATGCTCAGATACCGAAATGGTATTTGAGATTTTTTTAGAACAAACCTTGCATTTTAGCTTGTATTAATCCTGCAGCAACATTGGCACCTGTATTGATTAAAAAGTCTTTTAGTTCAACCAATGCTGATTTTAAAATATGCGGTTTCTTCTCTTCTTCAATTTTTAATTTGATGTCAGCTAATAATTCTGTTGCGGTTTCTATATCCTCTTTTGATAAATCAGATTCACTAATACTTTTTTCAACGGCATCAACTACATCCTTAACTTTATCATAGGAAAATGTAACTGTATTCTCACTTCCAGACACTATCTGTACATTATCGGATGGCGAATTGATCACACTTGTATTTCCGTAATAATTATTCACGGTTTGTGGTATGTTCACTGCGGATTCTTTTTCAGTCTCAGAGAAAATCATATTTTCCCCTACAATACCTTCCGATTCTAATTTCAATGTCCATTCTAAAATAGTATTTTTGACTTTTTCTTCAATGTCTTTAACTGCAGTTGTAGGTATATGTAATGCATACATCATTGGAAGTGGCGAATCAAACATTTTATCAAACAATGCAAGTTGTTCGCCTGAAAATTCTGAAATTAATACATTTCCTGAGGACTGACATAAAGAAATGATTTCAGAAATTGAATTTACGAACTTCTTTTCACAAATCCTTTTTTCGACTTCATTATCCTGTATTGAGGTTGGAATCCAACCGCGATAAGGATTGAAAGCTTTTAAACTTCCACGAACCTTTCTATACTCAGGGCAAGATTCTGGGTCAGGATAACCATTTAATTCGTGTTGAATCCATTGATCAAAATCATTAAGCTTTAATTTTGATGCAATCAAATGTGCTTTGCGTAATATATTAACAACATCGCAATTTGATGACACAATTTCATTCTGTAATTCTAAAACAATACTTCCCATGTTATTCACCATCCTTCTTTCTACCATATAGGGCACTATTCTCAGCAAACATCATAGTTCTTCACATAGAAGCAATAAGGAAAAGGAATAACCTAACTTTCTGAAGTCGTTTCAGAATGCTCC